TTATGGCTAATGGTTCTAATAATAGAATTGTTACTGCAACAGGTACAGACGCACAAAATGCAGAAGCTAATTTAAATTTTGATGGATCTACTTTGGCAGTTACTGGTGCTATAACAGCAACAGGAGACGTTACTGCTTTTTACACTTCTGATAGAAATTTAAAACAAAATATTGTTAACATTGAAAATTCTTTGGATAAAGTTTCTCAGCTAAATGGTGTTTACTATAACTGGACTAAAGAAGCTTTAGAAAAAAATAAACATTTAGTTGATGAAAAAGAAGTCGGTGTAATCGCACAAGATGTAGAAGCAGTTTTACCTGAACTTGTAGCAACAAGAGAAGATGGATCTAAAGCAGTTAGATATGAAAGACTTTGTGCAGTGTTAATTGAATCCGTAAAAGAACTTAAAAAAGAAATAGAAGAACTAAAATCAGGAGCCTAACTTATGGCCCTAGGAGTTACTGCATATTCAGAAGCACCTTTCAGTGCAGAACCCTCAAACGTAATAGCTTATCCATCAGGTATTGAATTAACAGTTCAGGAAAACTCAGGTATTGTTAATATAGATGTAGATGTTTCTGTAACAGGAACATCTTTAGTTTCTGCTGTTGGAACAGCAACTGCTTTTTCTTTAGTTGAAGTTCAAGCAACGGGTCAAGCTTTAACGTCTAATTTAGGAACTGTTACAGAAGTACCATTGGGACAACAAGTTGACCTAATAGGTTTTGATTTAATTGCTAACGTAGCTAATTCTACTCATGATACACTAACAGCTTTTGGTGAAGCACCTTTTGCAACATTAAGTCCTGCTACATTTAATATTCCTGTTGGAATAGAGGCTACAGTTGGTGGAATTGTCGGAACATTCCCTTTACCTATGTCCCTTGGTAATGTTACAGAGATTACAGGTGATGCTCTTGTTCCTTTAACTGGTTTTGACTTAACGATGCAAGAGAATGATGTGTCGATCGAAGCAAATGTAGTTGTTTCTATAACTGGAGAACCTTTAACAATAACTCAAGGCACAGCTCAAGGGTTTACTGATGTTACAACCGAAGATGTGACTGGAATAGCAATGACTATGGCTCAAGGTAGTGTTGCTATCACAGGTAATGCAGATCTAACCTTATCTGGTTTTGACCTAACTATGCAAGAAAATACTCCAACGGTTACTGGAGATGCAAATATTTCTATAACAGGTCAAGCTATGACAGCTACTCTAAACAGTATTGTAGTAGATCTAAATCAACAAGTAGATGTGACTGGTTTTGACTTAACTATGCAGGAAGGAACTGCTACAGCACCCGATTCATTAGCTATATTAACAGGAATTGAAATGACGATGGCAGAAGGTAGTATACAAAATATTATATGGAATCCAGTAGATACAGGAAATGCACCAATTGACCCTCCAGGTTGGAAAGAAGTAGCTTGATTTACATGCAAAATATAAATATAATAAAATATTAAGGAATTTATAATATGGCCAATTCAACATCAGCTAATTTAAAATTAACGGTTCAAGCAACTGGAGAAAATTCAGGAACTTGGGGACAGATTACTAATACTAATTTACTTATATTAGAACAAGCTATCGGTGGGTATGATGCCGTAACATTAAATACAACAGCTGGTGCAACTTTAACTTTTTCAAATGGTGTTTTATCAAATGGTAAAAATCAAGTTTTAAAATTAACAGGTACTATTACTACAAATGTAAATGTTATTATTCCAGATAGCGTTGAAAAAACCTATATTATACAAAATGCAACTACAGGTGCTTTTACTGTAACGGTTAAAACAACTTCAGGGACAGGTTTTACTTTTGGAACAACTGAGAAAACTCGTGTAATACTTTATTCTGACGGAACTAATATTATTGAAGTAATAAATAATACAGATCAATTACAAGATTTATCTAATATTGCAGTGACAGACGGAAACTTTATTGTGGGAGATGGTACTAATTTTATTGCTGAGTCTGGTTCCACAGTAAGAACTTCTTTAGGACTAGGTACAGCGGATAACGTAGAGTTTGAAGATACCCAAGTTGATTCCCTTGGTGTAGGGACAGCTGCCTCTGGTACAACAGGTGAGATAAGAGCAACAAATGATGTAACTGCTTTTTATTCTTCTGATATTGCACTTAAAGAAAATATTGTTAATATACCAGATCCATTAGAAGCTTTAAAAAAATTAAATGGAGTTTTATTTGATTGGAAAAAAGAGTATATGGATAAACGGGGTGGTGAAGATGGTTATTTTGTTAGAAAAAAAGATGTAGGTGTAATTGCGCAAGAAGTAGAAAAAGTTTTACCTGAAGCAGTTGCTCAAAGATCTGATGGTATAAAAGCTGTAAAATACGATAGACTTACATGTTTACTAATTGAAGCAGTTAAAGTATTGTCTGACAAAGTAGAAAATTTAAGTAAGGAGAAAAAATAATGGCTGTTCCAAGTAATCCTAAATTATCAGACATTCAAACAGAGTTTGGTGGATCTAATCCAATAGAACTTTCAGAATATTATTCTGGTGGACCTTTAGTTCCAGCAGGATCTCCTGCTCCAAACGGTCCTATACCAAGTTCAGGTCAAATTACAATGGGAGATTTTAGAGGTGCCACAAATGCTGCATTTGTTACAGCAACAGGTGGATCTATAGCTACTTCTGGAAATTACAAAATTCATACTTTTACAGGCCCTGGAACTTTTACAGTTACTTGTGCAGGAAACCCTGCAGGATCTAACGCAGTTGACTATCAAATAGTTGCGGGTGGTGGTGGAGGTGCAGCTGGTTCTAACAACGAAGGTGCTGGCGGAGGTGGAGCAGGAGGTTATAGAGAAACTGCAGGCTGTGGTTATACTTCTTCTCCTAAAGGAAGTGGAGTTCCTCAGTTACCTGTATCAGCTCAAGGTTATCCAATTACAGTTGGTGGCGGTGGATCAGGCGCTCCTGGATCTAGTAATCCTAACGAAACAGGTAGTGATGGAGCAAATTCAGTTTTTTCAAGCAGAACAGCAACCGGCGGTGGCGGTGGCGGCGGTGCAGAACCACCAGCTTATGGTGGAACACCCGCAAGATCAGGAGGCTCCGGCGGTGGCGGCGGAACCTATAGTAAACCAGGAGCAGCAGGAAACACTCCTCCTGTAAGTCCACCTCAAGGAAATCCAGGTGGAACTGGCGGTGGTGGCGGACCAGGATATGCTGGCGCTGGCGGCGGCGGTGCAGGTGCTACTGGAGGAAACGGAGGCCCAAACACTGGAGGAGCTGGTGGTGCTGGTGCAACAACTAATATTTCAGCTTCACCTGTTACAAAAGGTGGTGGCGGTGGAGGCGGAACTGATTCAGGTCCGGCAGGAAGCGGTGGCTCAGGCGGCGGCGGTAATGGTTCTCAGGGAGGAACTGGAAGTGCAGGATCAGGAAATACTGGCGGAGGCGGAGGTTCTGGCGGAGGCCCTTCAAGTAGTAGAGGTGGAAATGGTGGATCTGGTATAGTAATTATAAGATATAAATTTCAATAGGTAAATTATGGCACATTTTGCAAAAATAAACGAAAATAATGAAGTCTTACAAGTTTTAGCTGTAGATGATAAAGACGTACTTAATTCTAATCAACAAGAAGAAGAATCTATAGGTCAACAGTATTTAGAAACACATAATAATTGGCCTGCACATTTATGGATTCAAACTTCTTACAATACAATTAATAACCAACATATAAATAGTGGAACTCCATTTAGAGGAAACTACGCAGCTACAGGTTATACTTGGGATTCAACTAATCAAATTTTCTGGTCTCCACAATCTTATTCTTCATGGGTAAAACATATTTCAACTGCATCTTGGAAATCACCCCTTGGTGATGCTCCAGATTTAACAGACGCACAGACTGCAGAAAATACAGCAGGAACTCACAAATGGAGTTACGTTTGGAATGAAACTGCTTACCAAGCAGACAATACAACTGGTTGGGATTTGACAGATACTTTATTATAGATTATATAAGGTGTTGAAATGCAAAAGAAAGTATTAACAGAGCAAGCATTATATTACGGCGATGTAAAAATGCCTAAAGGCTTTGAAATTAATCACGATAAATTAAAAGCTGATATTTTACAAACAAGTATTGAAAATAGTGATTTTAAATTTTCAAAAAATTGGGATAAATTAAATACTTTTATTAGAGACCATATTAATTTTAAATATCAAATTAATTTAGTTAATAAATCAACTTGGGGAAATTTTCTTAAACCCTTTACAAATACTGAACCTTTATTAGAAGTTGATCCTGTTGATCTTAGAAACTCACCTGACTTTGTATTATTGTATGGTGTGCAAGTAAAAAATTGTTTTATTAGAATTTATTATGAAGATAACAGAAGAAAAGGAAGAAGTTGGGACATAGAACTTAAAAATAATATGTTTATTATGTTTCCTTCAACTAACACGTATATTATTCGCAATAAAAAAAATGAAGATTTAAATTTTATTCAAACAATAACTTATGAATATATCTAATCACTATTGGTATTTTACTTCTGCACTTACTCCAAAATTTTGTGATGATGTAATATTCTACGCTAATCAACAAAAAGAAGTAATGGCTAGAACAGGAGGGTTTGGTGATAGAAAATTAGATAAACAAGAAGTGTTAAACTTAAAAAGAAAAAGAAATTCTGATTTAGTATGGCTCGATGATACTTGGATATATAAAGAATTACATCCATATGTTCACGAAGCAAATAAAGCTGCTGGTTGGAATTTTGATTGGGAAAGGTCTGAGTCTTGTCAATTTACAAAATATAAATTAAATCAATACTATGATTGGCATTGTGATGGTTGGGATAAACCCTACAATAAACCAGATACACAAGAACATGGTAAAGTAAGAAAACTTTCTATGACTTGTCAATTAACAGATGGATCTGAATATGAGGGTGGAGAATTAGAGTTTGATTTTAGAAACTATGATCCACATATGCGAGATGAATCAAAACACAAAATTCAATGTAAAGAAATATTACCAAAAGGCTCTATTATTGTATTTCCTTCATTTGTATGGCATAGAGTTAAACCAGTAACTGCTGGTACAAGATATAGCCTTGTTGTTTGGAATTTAGGAAATCCTTTTAAATAATGTTTATAGATAATTATTTTAGTACAAGTATTTGGTCCGAACAAAAACCAGAATTTGTAAAGTCATTAAACAAAGCATCTGATAAATACATTAAAGATGCGAGAACAAGAGAAAAAGTTTTTATTAAAGAACATGGTGATTTTGGAAGATCATATCATTCAACACCTTTAACTCTAGATAATAATTTTTTAGATTTTAGAAATTACATTGGTCAAAAGTCTTGGGAATATTTAGACCATCAAGGTTTTGATATGTCACGATATACAACTATGTTTAGTGAGTTATGGGTTCAAGAATTTGCTAAAAAAGGTGGTGGTCACCACTCAGCTCATATACATTGGAATCAACATGTATCAGGTTTTTATTTTTTAAAGTGTAGTGACAAAACTTCTTACCCT